AACAAAGGGTAGACCGTTAAGGGGAACTTATTGTCCTAGACATGCTTCTATGCATAAACAACTAGAAATGATAGAGCAACAAGTTATTGCTGAGAAACATGGATTGGAGTTTAAAAAGTATATTCCTAAACCAAAAGTTCCGCAACTTATGAATAGAGGACCACTAGTTACTCTTTCACAGGGAGATATAATTTCATTAACCTCTAAGGGTTGGGAAATCACACCGCCACAAGCGGAAACCACAACAGCGGAACAAAAGTTAGTAGAATTACTCATAGAATTAAAAGGAAAAATAGGACAAATAGATGAACTGGTAGGTGAAGAATAATGGGAATATTAGGAACAAGTAATGGTGCATTAGCATCACAAATAAATCAAAATAGCACTGATAACTTTAAGGCAATGAATAATCTTCTAACCTTACAAGATAATCATGTTGAAGAATTTTTATTATATCATGGGGATGCCTTTTTTACTTCTTATGAAAAATTATTAGAGGATGTTATTGAAAGAGTTATGAGTAAGATGCTAACTAAGTTACACTTCAAATTAGAAGCAACACAAGGAGATATTAAGTTAGAGAAAATGTGTCTTGCTGAATACGAAAGAATAACAGAAGAAAATATTCAATTAGATATACAACAAATATTAGGAGCATCTATAAACCAAGAAGTTGTTTATCAAAGACAAATGGCTAAGAGTCAATACTTAGAAGCGCAGGGATTTGGTGATGGTGGTTCTCCAGCAGGTCAAGGTATGCCAGCAAATCAAGGAATGATGAACAATCAAGTTCCTAATAATATTGCAGGGCAACCTACTACTGGGGCAATGAATCAAAATATGGCTATGGGTCAAGCGGCAATGACAAACCAATCTGGTTATCCAGTTCCACCTGCGGGTTATGATAACTATAACAATCCATATTGGATAGACCCACAAACAGGTCAAGCAAGTTATACTCCGCCAAGTGCAGGTTTAGGTTTAGGTAAAATGATACAAAAAGGTGCGGCATGGGCTAAATGGCTTGCTTAAGGGTGAGTTAGATGGTTGAAGAGATGCGATTTTATCTTCCCATAGTAGGCAAAACTGATGTTAGATTAAAAAATATAGACGATTATAATGTTAAAAAACTTGTATTAGATTATATTTTTATATATTATGAAAAGGATAGGATGGGATTAGAAAACTTAGATGAACTTTTAGAAGAGCAAGATGAAGAGTTTGAAAAGAGAAATAAAGAATATACTCAAGAAAATATAAACACTTTATATGATTCATTTAGTGAGGCTTTAGAGTCCGTTAAAGATATGAATTTAAGACAATTAATTTTAGAAGATTATGCAGAGTATAGAATCAAATTACCTAAAGATATTATAAATTGGGTTAAAACTTTTGACGGCGATGTAGAAGATATTGAAACTATGGCGGTAAGTGATTTATATTCTGAAGAAAAAACTGCTCCTTTAACTGGTGTTAGGACCGCTAGACAAAGACAACGAATAGACCAATTATCAAGTGGTATTCCTGATGATATAATTTTACAAAGAATACAGGAAGGAAAATTATTACAGGCAGAAACAGATAAAGACAAAGTAGGATATGAAATTAAAGTACCTTCTTTTCCTCCTGAAAGCCCACTATCTAATCAAAAATTATTGAGAGAATCAGGTGTCAATTTTAGGGTTGAACAGGTAGAACAAAAAAGAGAACGAGGTACACCTAAAAAATATAGTTGGCCCCTGTCTTCTAGTAAGTTAAAAAAGATATTAGAAGAAAGTAAAGAAAATGATGAACTATTTTATTTAGAATTGGCCGCATCTTTAAAAGAAAACTTTCCTGTTAATTTATTATCTATGGACGATAAATATAGAAAAATTAGAGAAGTTAATGACATAACTATTTATGTAGAATTTGATATAAAAAAATTAAATAACGTATTTGAAGGGGTTAAAGAAACACCTAAATTATTAGAAGATTTAAAAGATATGATAGTACCCGTAATTATAGAAATAGATTATATAACCACTGCTATTTTAGAATTAGAGTTAGGTGGTAAAAGGCTAAAGGGTAAAGTAACAGAAGATACGATAAGGAGATTAAAAGATAATATAAAAAGTTTAAAGGAAGATTTAGATGATGAGGATATAGAAGATAAAGAAAAAATCAAAGAGGAAATAGAATCATTAAAAGTGGAGTTAGCAGAGGCAGAGGATGAAAATGAAAGGGAAGAAGACTTACAAGAAGCAAGAACCCAAAGTGAAGGAACAGAAGAAGAAGAGGCTGTCGAAGGATTTGAAGAAGAACCTAAAAAAGTTACAGCGACTAGACAAAAAGTTATACCACAATTAGATAAATATTTTAGAAAATTAAAGAGTAGAATCAATAGATTAGATAGAGTAATTGGCGCAATAAAAAGTCAAGACACAATAGAGGTTTAATTATGACTTATAAATCACCTTCCGATACCACCACCATAAATCCTGATTATTCAGCGGGTAGAGGATATTATACTACTGCTGATAAAGTTGCAGAACTTTTACAGATACCACCTTTTACTGCTAATACTACACCAATGCACTCAGAAGTTGGTGAATTTATTAAAAGAGTAGAAGATATGGTTGATGGCAAAACTAAAACTTCTTGGAGAAAAATACTATATGAAAAGGAATATCATAATTTTACTGTAGGAGTAGGACATTATCCCGCTGGAATGTATAGAGATTATCTTGGTTTTATTCAATTAGATAGACATAGTATATCTAAAATGATTCGTTTAGATATATGGGAAGGAAGTAAATGGACAAACATTTGTGGAGCAGAAGCCAGTGTAACCTTTAACGATTATACTTCTATGATTAGCGGTACAACTACAATTAACCTTCGTTTACCTAACAGCGGTTTAGTATTCAATTTACTGGCAGGGACTACAAATTCAAGATTCGATACCACATATGGTAATAAAACTGCGGCAAGGGAACTTGTTTCACTAATCAATGAAAGGTTCCCCGATAAAACTGCATCGTTAACAGGTGCTACAGAAGCAAAGGGACAAACAGATTCTACGGGTGCTAAACAAGTTTCAGACTTTTTTTATGCTTGTCTTGATTCAGAAGATTCTAGTAAAGTTTTGATTTCATCTTTATTACCAAGTGATGATGGTGCGGAGTGTAGTATTTATCTAAATGGTAATGCGGCTACAACTTCTGCACATGGATTAGAAGTTAGTGGTTTTACAGATAAAGAGTCATCAGGAAGAATGGATGAATGGTGGAAAATAAGTAGAGAAGGTAGAATTTTCTTTAGAGATAAGTTCCCATATATTCATTTGAATTCTGTGAGAGCAACTTACTATGCAGGGGATGGAAACATTCCAGCGACAATTACGGATGCGGCTACAAAATTAGTTGCTTGTGAAATTCTACGTTCTGATGATGCTACTGTTTTAATTACCGAATCTGGGAACCAAATATCTGTTAAAGAAAAATATGACATTCTAAGAAAAGAAGCAATGGAAATATTAGATGGTAAGAAGGAAGGGGTGTTCTTAATTGAGTGAAGTTGCAAGAATAATTAAAAGAACACAACAAATGTATGAAGAAAGAAATAAACTTTTTGAGGCTACTGGACTTGGAGATTATACTTATTCAGATGAAGAAATTGAAAAGTTTATAGCAGAAGCAATAGAAAAAGAAATCAATAATAGAATAAATAAAGTTGTAAAGGATAGTGGGTTATAATGGATGAAGTAACTTATTTGGTAGAACTCTTAAGAGATAACTGGCCTAGTTCTAGTGTTATGCAAAATACATTAGGAATACCATCTGCTCATAGAGTTAAACCTACAATACTAGATATTCGTAATTTATCTTCTGGTGGAGCAACAGATGGAACAAGTGGTAAGGTTAGTAGAGGTCAGGCTCGACAATATAGTTTGTTAAATCAAACTAGTCCCGCTATTGGGGCGGCAACTTCTTCAGACTTAATTGTGGTATTTGAAGATGGACAAGATATAGAATATGGTACAGTTCATTTCGATGTTAGAAATGAAACTTATAACTTAACTTGCCATATTAGAACTGTAAGCGGTGGAGATACTAGAGCCGCAGATAACATGTATGCACATAAAAGGTTGGAATCACTTTATAAATCGCTTCGCCACACGCTTGAATCACAGAGGAAGGGTGCTACCGTTACAATTGGAAGTGAATCATTGAAAATGCATCAAATTTTTTTAGGAGGAAGAACAGAATCTAATAACAAAGCAAAGCGGTTATTGGGTTATAAAGTAAATGTGACAATGAAACGGTACGCCATCTCAGTATAGTAAGTAAGTAAGTAGGTGAGAAAGCAAATGACAGCAGAAGATATATTTTTAGGAAGCCAAGCAAGTTTAACATTAGTTCCAGAAGTGGACTTATACATACCATTAGACCATAGTGGTAGTTCAGGTAGTGACGTAAGAGCGCATGATGATTGGGAAGCACATTTTTTAATGGTTGATGATTTATACGTTGGTTGCATTGTTGAGTTATATGCAAGTGGCGCACCTACTACTGTTATTTCCACCCATACTATTACTTCTAATGATGAAAAAGATTTGACACTATCACCTGCTCCTAGAACAATAGTTAGTGGAGATTTTATTCACATTAAAGGTTATGGCGCTCCTTGTGTTGGTGAAAGAAATTCGTCAACTAAAAGACTTAATGCTGATAACTGGTTAGGTTTAGTTGAATCCGCTACATTTCCTAATGTAGAAGTAGAAATGAAACAAATGAATCTTGCTCTTGGAGGAAGTAGAAACTTTACTCATCAATATAAAGGAATAGAAACTGCTAGTGGCGCTAATATAAATTTAACCGCTAATCATGGTGCTTTCTTGTATTATGCTTTAGGAAGATGCACAGAAATTACTGCTACTTTTGGAAATCCATCGGCTAGGAGTCCTACTGATTTATTAAATGCTCATAGCACTCCTACGGTTGATGATAGAAGGCATGTTTATCTTGAATCGTCTAGCGCAACAGGAGAACATACGATTACTAGTTTTTTAGAGCAGGGGCCAATTTTTTATAAAACGGCAAGAGGTTCTAATACTCTAACTCCCCCTTTACTTCATGGTTTAGATGCGGCGGCAACTTCAGAATTGTTGAATAGAACAACATCTACGGCTACTGGATTATCTCAACCAATTACTTATAAGTTTGAAGAATCAGATGGGGTTAATTTACCTTCTTTTGCTTTAGAACAAACTATGTCTAAGACTAGCACATTAACCACCAATACTGCATCTGCTTCAGAAAGTGCTACTTTTGTTAGGATTGCTAGGGGTAATAGAGTTAATACTTTTACAATGACCGCTAATGAAAATGAAGAAGTTAAAATGACTATGGATTTAAACACTAGAGCAGTTCAAAGTTTAACTCAAGCAGAGAATTATGAGGCAAGGGCTGGTATAACTGATAACCGCCAATTGTTTAACTTTGAACAGGCTAATGACTCAAGCACTACAGATAAAGATGCTGAATTATTAGAACCATTCTTCTTCTCAAGTGGTTTATTCAGTATATTTGGGCAACAATTTTTAAAAGTTACAAATTTAACTTTAACTATTAATAATAATTTACAAGATAAAAGGTTTATAGGAATAGGTAATAAATCAATAAAAGATGCTATACCTGCACAAAGAAATTATGAAGTTTCCTTTACTGCTATGGTTACTGATGATAAATTATTTGAAGAACTATTGAATCAAACCGAAGTAGGAGATACTGCTTCTACACTTCTTACTCTACAGTTCGATAAAGCGAATGGAGAACAGATTCTTATGAAGTTCCAAGATTATTTCTTGAATAGTGCTAACTTTACAATACCTGATGATAAAGGACCAATTACAGTAGAAGGAACAGTAATGCCTAGAACTTTAAACAGTTGTACTGTTAAAACTCATTGGGTTTTACAAGGGTGATATAAATGGTTTCTAAAGCAGAAAAAAGATTATTAGTTGAACAAAGGCTAAAAGAAGAACTTAAAAAATCAAGGGCTAAAAAAAGCCAAAAGAAAAAGGAGGTAGTTAAGGAAGAAACTCCAGAAACTACTGAATAATATCATATTCCACCAACACCGTTTGTTTGTATGTTGGTAAAAAAAGAAGGTGGATAAAATGTTAAACGAAAATAAAAAAATTGTTAGTGATAAGAACTTGCTGTTTGCGGCAGAAGAACCGAAATTACACTATCTCAAGATAAGTGAGAATAGTGATGAATACCTGAAAATATGGATTAAAGAACCAACTTGGCTACAAGTAGAACAAGGAATGGCTTCTGTAATGAATATTAATCCTAAAACTCAGGAAATGGATATAGATTTAAATAATTTATACCATTATATGATTGATAACTTTGTAGAAAAGACAGAGCCACATTTAGGTAAAACTGATTTGATTAGGCTAAGTCCCTATTTAGGAAGTCAATTAAAAGATATACTTCCTAATCCCCTTCAAGATGCTATGGGGGATGATACAAAAAACGACAAGTCAGAGACGCAATAAGAGGGCGTAAAGCCCCTATGGAGATTGTTTCTCTGATAACCGTTTATAGTCTTTCTAAGGCTTTAGCGATAAGTCCATTAGAGGTTTATCAGATGCCAGCACGTTTAGTAAGAGATATGTTAATGGTTCATGGTGAAGTGGAACAGTATAAAGCGGAAGAAATGGAGAAAGAAGCAAAGAAAAGGCAGGGGTAATTAAATGAGTGATACAAAGAAATTAACAACAGAGTTATATTCTTTAGCGGAAGCCGTAGAAATTGCTAATCAAGCCGCAGAGAGTTATGGTAAGACAATCGGTAAAGCGGCAAATGATAGTAAATTATGGACAGCCGCTAGTAGGTTATTATCGGGTACAGGTCTTTGGAAATTACAAAATTATCTTAGAGGCGCAGTTCAACTTGTTACATTTTATAACGATGCTCAAGCAAAGGCAATAGAAAAATCAAATGAAGCCATGATTGCTACTAGTAAAATGAATGATAAATATAAGGAACTAGGGGAAGTTATTAGTAAGTTAAAAATTAAATCTAATTTTGATGAACTCGTTAAAACTAATTTAGAGTTAAAAGTCACATATGAAGGGTTAAGGAATGCTGGATTAAGTGCGACAAAAGCACAAAAAGAAGCCACTAAACAAGTTATAGGTTTATATTCTAATCAGTATAAAAAAATAGGTAAAATGGTAGATAAACATAGAAGCAAAACTAGAAAGGCTTTGAAGTTAGATACTGCGGAAACTAAATTGGCTGAAACACAAAAATTAAAAGCAAGACTTATATCAAGAGAAAAACAAATTAAAGAGTTTGAAGCAAGAAGGGACCAATTAGAAGGCGTTGAAGGGCAGGGACAAATTGTAACTACATTAAACAGAAGAATAGGTGCTTTGAAAGGACATCAAAAAAGAGGAAAAGAAAAGTTTGGTGGTGAAGCAACTATAGGAAGGGCTTTTGGTAAAGAAATGACAAATATGGTTGAGGGATTTAAGAACTTTCGAAAACAATATTTTACTAGAGAAAAAATGAAAGAACGTTTTGCAAGATTAAATGCAATACGAGGACTTACTTTTGTTAAGTTAGGCGCTAAAGTAGGAAAGGTAATGGGATTAGCGCTTAAGTTTTCTTTATATTTCATATTATTTATCATGGGAGCATTTATTGTTTTCTCTATTATTAGAAAAATAATGGAAAACGCACAAGCAATGCAGGTAGTAATTGATACTATACAGGGAGTAATAGAATCAGTAATGCTTATCTTATCAGGAGTCTTTGATTTATTTGGTGCTTTCTTTGGTAGTGGAACATTTGGGGAAAGAATTACTTTATTAATAACGGGAATAGCAAAAATATTTGGCGGACTAATAGGTATTTTATTAGAAGTTGCTAAGTTTGCCGTTAATATGACTATGGGATTATTATTTGGTTTACTTAAATTAGTGTTTTGGGATTTGACTCTTAAACATTTATTTGATTTAGGTGTAGCAATAGGCAACAAGATAAAAGATTTTTTTACGGGTTTACCAGCAAAGGTTCAGAAACATCCATTAGTTAAATTAGTAACAAAGGTATTAACATTTTTAGGTAATCAGGTAGCAAAAATAGTAAACTTTGTTCGAGATTTTAAATTACCCTTCATGGCAAATGGCGGAGTATCATCAGGTGGTTTAACAGTTGTAGGGGAAAGAGGACCAGAATTAGTTAATTTACCTAAAGGGGCAAGGGTTCATTCAAACGCTGAAAGTAGAAAAATGACAGGTGGTAATACTATTAATGTAAATGTAAGTGGTAGAGTTGGGTCATCAGATTCAGAGTTAAGGGATATAGCAAAGAAAATAGGACGAATGGTTAATACGGAAATAAATAGAACTACTTCCTCGTCTACTAATGTGAGGTATTAAGATGGCTACGTTTTCTTCTACTGATTTAGATTCTCATTATGTTTATCTTGACTTAAGTTCAAGGAGTCCTATTGCTGATAGTGCAGGTGATTCTATGAAAAAGTTCCAAACAAATAGAATAGCACTTAAATGTGATAATGTTTCTATTTCTACATCTAAAAACATAATGGCTTTTCCTACTCCAGCAATAGGTATTGCTACTGGTGAATCGGTTTCACTTGGTTTAGATTTAGGTATGTCTACAAAGTCAGTTTCTCTTAGTGGTATTATAACTGAACAAACAATCCATAAACAATTTAACGCTGGTGATTTACCCGAAAGTGAAGTAGACCCAACTGATTCTACAAACACATATACGGATGCAGATGGAGCCCATGTTAGTGTAAACATGACGGCGCAAGAAATCGCTCAATTAATACATTCATATGTAGATTCATCTTTTATGCAATCACAACAGAACTTAAACCGTTTAATTATTTTAATCCCTTCAAGAGTTGGTCCTAAATTTTTATATCACGATGAAGATGCTGGAGAAAATATAATAACTAATGTAGGCACTGGTTTAACGTCAGAGAACTGCCCTTTGATTCCTTTTACTTATGCTGTAAGAGATAAAGGTGGAAGTGAATTAGATGCCTCTTCGAGTGTTCCTAAAAGTAAATTCCCTAAACCTATAGTTACAGATACTAATACTATACAAGGGCTAGATGGTTTTGTTCGTTCATTTGACACTACTTTTGTCGGGGGCTCTCCTTTTATTGAATTTAATTTATCATTTGAAATAGCCTTTGCAAGTATGTGATATTATGAGTTATAGGATTTATAGTGGGGATAAAAAGTCATTAGTGTTTCCTATTATGGGTGACGGTTATGTTCACTTAGATTATAGTAAACATATACCAACAGATTCAGACGACCCTTATGGTTTATGGGGTCATAAAAGTTCTTTTACGATTGAGGGTATTATAACTCCTTATGATGTAAATGGTTTTGGTTGGTCTATAGGTAAAGACTATACTACTGCTGGAGGAGTTCCTAATGTAAGCACAAATATTGATGCTACTAATTTAGAACTACCATTTACAGCGAAGGCGTTTTCTTCTGTTGGTAATATAGCCGTTGCTAGTTCTAGGTCTTCTGCTTATTTCTCTCATGAACATGTTGCTTATTTAGCAGAAGCAATAAACAATTCTGTTACTGCATTTGAAGTCACTAGTACCGAATATTTACATGGTGGAAATTATATTAGAATAGGTAATGAAAAAATGCTTATTGTATCTATTGATAGGCACTTTGGTAATTCAACAGAAATTACAGTTACTAGAGCATATGATGGAACTACTGCTATATCTCATAGTCAATTTGCCCCTATTTATACAGATAATAGGTTAAATCATAAAATGACATTATTCTATAATGCTAATTGTGAATTTTATTTAAAGAATATGACTAGAACAAATATGAATCAACCAGCCGAATATAAAATTGGTTGCGTGTTAAAGGGTAAAGATAAAAATGGAAATGTTAGTACTGTAACTATTGAAAGTAACTCACCTGTTATAACTGCTGATGAAGAATATTATGGTTCAGCGATTGAACAAACAGATGAAACTAGTTTTGTATTTGGAAAACCAGTTCATCTAACTAGTGAAGATAGAGTGAAATATCATAGAATAACTCAAGATGACGGTTATCAAGTAGATGTCGATAGGTTATATGTTAATAGTTCTACGTATAGTGGTACATCTTTAGGTGGAGGAAGTGAAACAATAAATACATCTAGTGTAAATGTGGTATTTGATAATGCTAATGAAAGTTTTTCTAGTCTTCCTACTATTGTTAGAGCAAGCGGTAGTTGGACTAGCAACTTACGATTTATTAAAGTAGTGGGTTCTACTAGTAATGACGGATTTTATCAAGTTAGACTACAATCTGGAAGCACACTGGTTTTAGACCCGAATGATTGGGTAACCTCTGGTAATTCCGCTACTAGTTTATTAATTGATGAAACTATGTCAAGTGGAAATTTGATAGTTTTTCACACTTTAAAGGGAGCAGATACAGAAGGAATAATATCTTTTATTACTCAAGGAAGAAGTAGCCTTGCTGTTGATGGTGTTAATAATTTAGATATGGCTAATAGGATGTGGAGAGGAAGAAAATTATATACACAATTTGCGACTTCAAGATTTTATTCTTCTGCTTGGGATAATTCATCACCAACTAATATATCTACTATAGAACAAAAAGAACCTATTTCTTTAGGCTATATAGAAACTATTCATGCAGATTCAGATGATGATGTCGACTATGCGTATATGGCCGCATGTAAATTAGTTAAACCAGTAAGAACAAAAACTGAAACAACTTTTTATGTGGATGATGCTAGAGATATAAGTGTAACAGATATATTGAGATTAGGTAATGAGTTAGTTTTAGTAACTGCTATTTCTGGAAATACGTTAACTGTTACTAGGGGTTATGATGCCAGTACAACTCAAACAACCAATTTACAATCAGATAATAATAACACTGATTCGGGCCAAGATTATAAAACAGCAGATACAAGTACGGACTCAGTTACTCCTAAAGAAGAATTTTATTTTGCTAGAACTCTATACAAGACTTTACCTTCTAAACTTTTTAATGGATTGAGATTGGTAAATGATAGTGGAGCAACTTTAGTAGATGTGGGTGGAGATAAACATGCTTCTTTTGGTGCGCCACTATTAGGAGAAACTTGGAAGGAGGCATCTTATCTTTTAAGGCCGTTCCATTTATCCATGAGTTATGATGCTAACGCTAAAAGAATAAACTTAATGATTGATGGAGTTAATGTTCCTACTCAACAGTTTAATGAAAAAGATTTCGTAATAAACAGTATTGTTGGGGATGGTGGTGTTGGCGACCCTTCTGCTACTATTACTACAATAGACCCACATGGTTTAACTGCTGGAGATTATGTAAGTGTAGATGGTGCTAATGATGCAGATTTAAATGGTATTTGGGTTGTTAATGAAGTATCTTTAACTGCTAATTCTTTTATTGTAGTTACAGAGGCAAGTATCAATAGTAGTATAAGTGCGGCTACTGGAGAAACTTTAACGGTAAGAGATGTAACTATTAGAACGGATAATCCTATCGTTGATTTTGCATTTGACGAGAGTGATTGTTATTTAGGTTCTAATGGTAATGATGTTTTAGAAACTAGAAGGGCTTCTCAGTTTATGGGAGAAATACATGAGTTCGCAATTACTAAAGATGTAAAAGAAAACTTCAATAGTTTAGATACATTAATTCCTAACTTTAGAAACACTTTACTTTATTTTAGATTTGAGGGGGAAAATTCATGACAAAAGGTATGGGTGACTTTACTAGTGTTTTTGCTATGCGTAAAGCATTTTCCGCAAACACTATAGCACAGGCTAATACTGATATTATAGATACTAATATTACAAATGCCAATACTTATTCTGGTAACTTTATGCAAAAAGCAATTTATAAAACTCCCTTAAATCCTTTATTAGTCAGAGGGGAAGTTCATGAAAGATTTGATGATTTTAAACTTTTATCTGCGGCTGATACTATAAATAGTTATGAAATACATAAAGCAGATAATACAACTTTAACTAATTCTAAATTTGGAATTAATAATTCTTATCATTTTCATGAAGCGCAGGGTACTACTACAGATGGTTCGGCTACGCAAACTTACTCAACAGTAAATAGAAAATACCCTAATTCAACTACCACTAGTGACCACTTATCTAATTTAGAAACTACTAGAGGTAATATTCTAAGAAGTTATGATTATCATAGTAATACTGGTCAAAGATTTATAACAGATAAAACTACATTAAGTGGAAATGAAGATGCTACTGATACCACCATTGGAGTAGCAAGCACTACTGGTATTTCCGTTAATGACATAATAGTTATTAATAATGAAGAAATGTTAGTAACTGCGGTTTCGGGTTCTTTAACAGTAATTAGAGGATTTAATAATACAGTTGCCACTTCTCATACTAGTGGAGATAAAGTTTTATTAAAGGATAATATAGATAGTTTATGGGTATTGGTTTATTCAGATAATGCTGATAATCACCATTTTGCTAAAATTACTGAAATTTTAGAATCAGAGGTATGGGGAGACACAATAGAGTTCTCCCCAAGTTTAGGAGTTGATATTCCTAAAGATACTAAATTTGCTGTCTTTGATTCTCATGATTCTAACATGCCTAAATTAGATTCGGATAATCAAACGTTAGTTGCTTGTGGTTATGGTTTATTAGGAACAACTTCTAATGTTAAACATTATCTTAATACTCATGCTTCTCGTCCTTTCTTTTATTTTTTAAATGGTAAAGATAAATTAGAACCTGCTACTAGATACGTACTTAGAAGTTCTAGTTATAATGGTTCTACCCATACTTATACTTATTCTACATTTGTAACCGACCAAGAATACGGAACAGATATTATTGATTATGGTCCTTATACTATGGAAGCAAGTATAGTAGATATGATGTATAAAGCGGATAATCCAGCCGCTATGGATTTTTTATTAATAAATGATAATAGTTTGGAATTACATAAGAACTATAGTAGTAACGCAGATAAAATAACAGTAAACGGAACCAGTGCCAGTTTTGATAATTCTCAAAATGATTTAGATGGAACTGAGGGAACTAATTGGGGATTAGCGGGTATATTAAGAGATTCCAGATTTAATATTAGTGATAGTGCTGATAGCGATAATGATGATGCTTATTGTATAGATAGCGCAACAGACGCTACTGCTACTACTATATTTTTAGATGATACTGATTTAGGAACTGATGAAAGTAGTGATACCGATAATGATTTAGAATTAAAATTTTTATCCCATGCAGTAGATTTAGACCATAATAAAATGTATTGTGCCGTTGATTCTACTAATCATTTAAAAAATGCATTTAGAATGGCTCATAGACCTAATGACGATGATAGTAATTACCACAGTTATGCAATAGGGCAAACAAGATATATGCATTATACTGATTCTCCTTTGACTAATAATATAGCACCAAACGCTATGGAGATGATTGATTACGAATCCGTTACTGCTAGTGGTGGATATGTAGATATTGTATTCGCTGATACTCAAAAGATTCTTGCTAAAAAAATAAAAGAAGGCGACCCTCTATTTATTCATGAAATAATATTTAGTGAAGAACAGGGGTTAAATAGAATTTCTGAAATTGGAACTTTTAATTATTTTATCGGCGATACAACTCTAACTGTTGATAATTTAACCGAAGGACAAGATATAAGATTTTTATTAATGAGTCCTATTCCTAATAGTAAAACAGATACAGGTTCAAGAGATGACCCTCTATATGACGGATTTACTGTAAGTGTTTCTGGAACTTTATATCATATAATTCCTGATAGTATTTCTAACCCTTCAAGTGGTTCTCAAATTATTACTCCTAGGTTATGGAGAAAGGCTACTGATACAGAATATAATACAACCACATTGGCCGCAGGTTCAGTTCCTAGTTTTAACACTAAGGGATATAGAAGAAAGTATTCTTTTAACGCAGATAATATTATGACGAACATCCCGATAGACTCAGAAATAAACGGTTATAGTTTAGATTATGATGGTAGTTCTGCCGCACCAACTAAAAGAAATTTAACTACTTTTAATAATTTATTTGAAACAAATGGTTCTTCTATTAAGGTAGGTTCTACTAATATAGAAAAACAAGAACATAGTAGAATTAATGATATTAATTTAATATTAAGAGGCGGTTCTGCTACGGGGCATAGACTACATATTGAGTATGGAGATAAACTAAATAAATTTGTTAAATTAAAAACGCATCTTAAAGATGAAAGATTTTTAGAATCTTATAATAAAACAGATTTTCTTCCTTATTCTTATGGTATGTCTAATGTATCTTTATATGGTTATCCTATTAATACAGAAAGCGTTCCTGTTAGTGGTAGTCAAAAAAGATATGATTTAAGTCAAAATGGTTTAACTACCAATAACCATGTAAGAGGTACTTTATCTTATTTAGATTATTTTAAAGGTATTTACGATATAGAGAAAAGAGTATTCTCTGGAGTTGTTGAAAGTGTTGAGCAAGTTGTAGAAGATGGAATGTTTAAATTAAAAGTTAAAGGTAGAAATGATGTTGGTAAATTATTAGGACCAATAGTAAATAAAGATTATAAATTTACTGAAGACATTGTTTATTCCACAATCGGTCCCGTTGAAAGAATGATGATGTATGGTAGTATAAATAACTCAAGTAATGGTGCAAGATATGAAATAGGTACTACTGAAATAGTTATCGCAGTTGATAGTAGTAATCAGAATGTAGCGGCTGATGAAGGTGATTTACTATTTACAACTCAAGGGGTTTTCATAGGTAGAATCTACGGTATTAGTGGTAGTACTTTTACTTTAGAAGAGGGAATACCAACCGCTTTAAAAGATGACGAAGTAATTATGATTTCTAGTCAATTTGCAAACCGTTCTGGTACTGATTTAAAATTGGATGTTGTACCTGATGATATATTAGATACTTCTGCGGCTAGTGAAACCGTAAAACAATTTGTAAGAGGTAATACGATTAGTTTTGCTAAAGCATTATCATCTAATCCATATACAACAACTAGAGTAAACTCATTAAGCGGAACTAGTGATAAAGGTATTATTTTTACAGGTGGTAATTCTTTAAGTTTAAGTAATGAATTTGCGCCTTATAATGATAGCACTACTTTAGTGGGTAGTTCAAGTAGTAATCATCCATTAGCCAAAGGATATAGTATTCATGCTCCTGATAAAATAGATTTTGATTTACCATTTTATTGTCATTTGGCAGATGAAATAACTGATAAATTTACTATTGATTTTGTTAACTTACATACGGTTAGTTCTTTAACTGATTATGAAATAGTTAATTTGACTTCTAAGGATAAAGAAACTTCAATAGAAGTTGCTCCTATTTGTCCAGTGGTTTTAGCAAGAGTGGATAATAACCCATTAGATAGTAGAGACAAATATTTAGTGAGTGTTGGTAATTTTCCAGATACTCAACCTAAAGGGTATAATGGTATATTTCAATTTGAATTAATAGGTGCGGGAACTTCTTTGGAAGATTACATAGAAGAACTAAAAGAAGGAGATTTTATATTTGATTCTAGTGGAAACTTATTTGGTAAGATTATAGACATTAGTACTGGTTCTAATGCTGGACTAGCGAATGATAGGGTTGCTTTTACTTTGGATAGACCCTTATTTAAATCAATAACAAGTAGTGAAGGTATTTACAAATACTACGGAGAGGCAAGTCCACCACAATATTATTCTGCTAGTGATTTTGATTTCGATGATGCAAGCGGGATAGATAAATTTGGAGGAACAAAGTATAAAGTTGGAGTTTTAACTGCACAGAATACCGCTTCGATGGCTTTCTTATCTTCTTTATCAGCAGGTATGAGAATACATATAGAAGGACATACATTAGGTGCTAACAATGGAGTATTTACTATTGGTCATGTATTTGAAGATGATGCGGCTGACGATGCTCATGTAATTTTCTTTAGTAGAAAATATGAGTCAACTAAATTTACTAATACTGCTAAAGGTTTATTTGAAGATAGTAGTTTAGATAATACACTTAGAATAACCGTATTAACTGATTACTTTACTCAAGGATTATATTTCTTAAACACTCAAGGATTGGGGCAAGGGGGAGTTGTCACTTTAACTAACCCTCTTTTATCTAGCCCAAATGCCGCTGATAATATTCGTAAACCTGTTAAATGGAGTGGTGGAATATATCACCATATAACTGATGAAAGTGTTAGTAAAGATAGTACGGGGCAATATTCTTATGGTTCTAATTTATTGTACTCTGATATGATAGATAGATACGGCAATACTAAATGGAGATATTTTGGATTACAAAGAGGTAAGTATCTTTCTTACATTAATAGAAGAAGAAAAGACGGACAAATTAAAGATACCTATGCAACCGATAAGGGTAGAGTAAATGGTTATGCTACTGCTTATAGAATATCAGATGCTAAATTTGGTAGAAATAAATTAATGAAATATCCTTATGGTTATCACAATAATGATTATGCTTGGGCTGTAAAAATGGTTGATGCTAGTGGGACTATAGGAATGTTATTCGATAATAAAGCCGCTAGTTTTACAGATAATACTTGCGATACAAATGATACTGCTGGAACTGGAAGTTCTTTTGGAAGTAACCCTAGAATTATACAGATGGATTCTACTAGTTTATTGAAAGTAGGAATGAGTGTTACTGGAACTGGTATTACGAATACAGCATATATAACTCAAATAGATTCTGGAACTTTATTTAGAATAGATAGGGATGTAGCAAGTGACCAAACTAATACAACTTTAACTTTCGTAGATGATAATTTAATTAAAACCCACCCCTATTTCTTAGAATACTCTTCTCCAGAATCAAGAGACTTTAGACCAGTTATGGGAAGTAACTTTGCTGATTTCAATAAACATGGAACTACAATTTATTCTCCTGATGAGACTAATTATAATTCTTTAATTTACCCTAGATTTATGCCTAGAATACATGATAACTTTAGAGGTGGTGATTGGCAAGAAGATACTGAATCACCATTAAATGATAGTGCTGGAAATGAATTAGTTTACAGAAGATGGAAAGGTGAAGCCTATGATATTGAGTGGGGTGAAGGTAGTACTGATGCGGCATATGTAGACCCTGCGGCAGATGACAGCACTACTTTTTCCGCTAGTTTAGTTAGTAGATGGGTTAAGTTATTTGGTTGGCCCGATAAGAATAACAATAGAACATTTAAATTAGCGAGTAGTTTTGCTGATGTTTCTAGTGGTAATGGTAGATTACAAATGGATGTAGATACTCCACCATTCACACAAATAGGAGTTAGTTTAAGTGGTTCTAAATTAGGTAGAGATGTAAGAGGTTCGGCTGATACCACTACGGGTGATATGGGAATTAGTGTTCTTTATCCCCCTTGGATTGGACCAAAGTTTGACGGTATTACTAGAGCAAAAGACCATTGGGAATTACCAGACCCTAAAACTCAGAGATGGTTTATGTTTTCACCTGCTGATATGTATCCTGATTCTATGGCAAGAAAGCATCATATAGGTTATTCGGGAACTGTAAATAGTGTAACGGTTAATAGGAAGTTTACAGATTATAGTTTATTATTAAAGGGAGAAAGTTCTTTTGCTAATAGTGGTACTACCCATGAATATTATGAAGGGGCTTTACAGGAAGAACAAGAAATAGATGACCAATATGAAACACTGCCGATTAGCGAATCATCAATCTCTCCATCAGAGATGAAACGATTTGGGTTAATGAGATTAGTTGATTGCACTTATGATTGGCATTTTAATTTAGTAGACCCAGAAAGAATAAGTGATATTAAAAATATGACAACTCCTAATTTTGAATATACTAGATACCAGCCGTTAGTTAGATTAAATTTGGAGATAACGGGTTATGGTACTAGTGATACCGTAGTAACTGTAGACGCTAACCCTTCTAGTTTATTAGAGATAGGCGACCAAATATTTACAGATAAGGGAAAATACATTGGTAAAGTTATAGATGAAAATACTAGTTCTAGTTCTTTTACTTTAGTGGAAGATGCAAGAAGACCTATTTTAAAAGCAGATGGAACTCCTTGTTTGTATTATGGGTTCGTATATGTTTGTGGTAAAAACACTGTTATTGCCACTCAAGATTGGTGGGATTCGTTTTATCAATTTACTACTTATGGTAGAGGTGGAGAGAATTCTTTCTTAACTCCCACAAAACAAAAAGGAACTAACATGCTACAACAAATGTGGAATGGATATGCTAATCGTAGAGAAAGTGGCAGTACAATACATTATCAAATTCCTTATGGTTTTATTGATGGTAATACTGCAAATATTCAGAATGACCCTATAACTAATATTACTGCTTGGGGTAAAAACGTTTCAGGATTAACTGACCATACTTTAACAGATAATATTACTTCTTCTACATTTTTAGAACACTTTAATGAATCATTTATGTATTTTGGTCAAAGTGCTACTGTAGGCATACAATATGTATCTCCTATAGTTGCTTTACCCCCTTGTTTTAGAACTTTTTATGCTCATAACTTTACTAGCACTAATCCAGAAAGAACGATAAACGCCATGCAATCTAAAACATATTTAGTAAATAGAAATACTGGAACAAGTAGTGATACTAATACTATAGGTAGTGAATATTCTCATGTATCTAATATTTTAGAGTTTATTCAAGAAGGAGGCAATCCATATTGGAGATGCGGAGTAGTAGCATTAGGGAGATATGACGTTGAAAACGCTACTAAAATTAAAACTCCTATAGGCTCAAGAATTAGTATGTTTCCTGATTATAGAGGGGGAGCAGTTAGAAGTTTCCCATATTCAAAACCTGCTAGATTGAGAACACCAGCGGCGGATTCGGATGAAGAATCCTTACAAACTTATGGAGATGGTTTTGGTAAAATAACTGGAACGTTTACTGTTAGTGGTTGTACTTTAACTCACAACTCTAATGCAGTTGCTTGTTCATCATCTGCGGCAATTAGGGTTGGGCATTCACTAGCATCTTATACACGTTCTGATGGTAGTAGTGGTAGTGGTATTCCAAGTGGAGCGGTTGTTAAAACTATAACAACTGGAACAGAGGGTGTTGATGTAACTGCATTTACAATGAGTAATACGGAAGGGGGAGATGTAAACTTTACAGACCCCGATGGGTCGGGAACAGAAGCAAGCGCAACTATTACCTTTGGAAACGAAGTAGATTATGCGGATGAAAAAAGTCACGAATTTACATTTATAGGCGCACAAGGAGTATTAGATAATGGTGGTTTTGGGGCTGTTGCTGGTGATTCAGTAGAGCAAGGCACTACTACAGGGGCGGCAGGTGCAACTTTTTATGTTGAATTAGAAGAGGGTAAGGCAACAAAAAATTATGTGGCTGATGGTGTATTTGGTGTATTTGTTCCTAATTTGTATTTAGGTATAAGTAGTTTAGTCGGAACAACTGCTCTTAGTAATTCTGAAACTCAAGAAGGAACTGTTAGTTTTACTTCTGTTGCTGGTGATGGTCCTAATAATATGACTAGAGAAGGTTCATTAAGAATAGAAATAGATGCAGAAGGCTCAACTAATTATAATCCGTTTTTAAATTTTGTAGATTTAACTGGTATGTATTTGGTCGCTAACTTTGGAACTCAAGTAGGTAAAAAACCAACTAGGTTAGACTTTAGGCCGTTTAAAAATGATTCTAGTGTATATGATATTAGTTGGTTTGCAGATAATAATTCTGAAGGAACTACTAATGCAATTAGTTATTTTCAAGGACAAACTAGTATGGCTGATACTATGGTTGACCCTAATCATATTATTTATGTTAAGGAACATAAAAGAAATATAACAGGTAAAGTAGTTGCTCATGAGTTATTGTTAGATAATGTCCCACTTGATAATAGCGGGGCAATAGACTTTTATGACAACTATAGAATTATGCGACCCGCTGAAACTTGTTTATGGAGAAATTCTCCTAATGAAATAGATATTAACTGTTTATCTTCAAGAACCACCAAAAGACCTGATAGTGATTTAATGTATGGTGATACCCCTAACTTATTAAGAATTAATAAAGACCAAGAATTTTTAGGTCCAGATACTAAGAATAGTAATTTTCAATTGCAAGCGCATACTGGTATCAATGAAGCAGTAATGTCAATGTATGTTGCTATTGACCCTGATGCTAGACACGCTCAATATTTACATTTAGGTTCAGATACAGATGGAGACAGTGACACCCATACACTTACAGTTGCATTAAATAGTAATCAAGTTACTGGAACAAATACCGTTTTCCAAACTGATTTAAAAGAGGGAGATGTAATACTATTAGACCATCAAAAATGTTATGTTAAGTCAATAGAGAGTAATACTAGTTTAACTATAGCGGGAAAATTTGCTAACGATGCGGCTTTATCCAGTTCTGCAAATGGCTGGTTGTTCAACAATACATATTTAGTATTAAGAGATTATATTCATTTATTTAACCCAACTGGTAATAGAAATACGTTTAAATCTGGTTCTCCTTATAATATGTTATTAACTGATGGACTCTCAAAACAAAAAATATCTATGGGAGTTGAAGCGGATTATTATGATGATAGAGCGTTATGTAAATTATTCATTGGTAAAATAGAAAATGATATGTTAGGTATAGTTTCTTTTGGAGAAACATTTACTCTTAAATCTAACAAACCAACTAAAGCAGAAACTTATTCGTCTGCCAAAATAGGTTCAACAATAGTAATAGGACAAGAAGTTGAAGATGTTATTAATAGTTTATTAAGTTCAGAGGATATACAATACGATATACAAGATGATAGGGAGTACCCATATTATATTGCTCCTAATTATCAAGGAATTGATATATTTAATGCGGCTAACTTTGCGGCTAGATATAAAGAAAAAGAAATAAGATTAGATGAAATCGGTATATCTTTAATTAAACAAACTAATACTAGAGATTACAGACCAATAGTTTTATCTTATGATAATACTAATTTAAACATCATAAGTGTAACTAGAAACAAATCAACTTTTGACCTTTATAATGAAATTATTGTCTATGGAAGTGGGGTAAAAACAATTAAGAGAAACCGCAAGAGTATAGAGAAGTTTGGTAAGAAAACTCTTGAGGATGTAAATATGGAACTTATTTCACAAGATGATGTTGATTCGAGAGCCAAGACTTTACTAAAGGCTCATTCAGAAGGAGATGATAGGTTTACAGTTAAGATGTCTAAGAATGGTATTGAATTAATTAGGTCTGGAGATATTATTACTTTGGATTTTCCAGCAGAAGGAATACAAAGTGGACAATATAAAATATATGAAATTAGAAGAGAACTGATGGGATTAGTTGAATTAGAAGTAGGAACATATCGTAAAGATTTAGCAAATAGATTTGCAGAATTGTCTATGTTAAATAAGTCAAATGCCGCTTCAATTAGGGGTTCTCAATTCACATCAACTACTGCTCCTTTGGACTTTTTCGATACAGTTAAACTGAAAGAATTAAGGCTAGTAATTAAGAAGATTAGTTTAGCGGACCCTAGCGCATTCACATTAGGATTCCAAACATTAACAGAAAGAAAATTAGATTTCGGAACAACTATGGCCCCATTAGATACAATAACAACTATAATAACAGATGAGGATTTAATATGATAACAGATACAACGAAAAGAAAAATGGCTCTATTTTTAAGAGAAATGTTTGGTTCTACCTTTGGAACAACCAAATTAGGAACTGGTGGTGGAGGAACAAACCCCACTTCTACAGATTTAGATGTTCCATTAAGTACATCAGCAACAAGTAATGCAACTTCATCGGATGATAGAGTTGTGGAAATAAAAACATCATTTAGTGGTAGTGCTTTACAAGGATATACTATTAGAGAAGTTGGATTTTTTGGTAGCCTACCGACTGATAGTGAAATGGGAGATATAGATGTAACAGCAGATTATGATATTACAACTGCTGAGAATAGAGAAACAGTTATGTTAGGTAGAATTAATTTTGATGCAATAGGAAACTTTTCAACTACTGATACTATCGAAGTGATATACACGATGGAGGTCGAATGATATGGTAGTGGTTGGTTCAGGTGTTTTAAGTTCTATGGGAACAACAGGTACAACTCAATTAACAGATAAAGTTGATTCACCACATTCGGGTTTGTTTAAAGCGTTACATGCTATGTCTCAAGGTAATTTAGCATTAGATTTTGGTGGGACTGATTCCGCAGGTAATTTTGGATTTAGCCATACTTATACTGCTCCAACTGGAGGAAGCGGATGGAGCGTTGTAGTTCAAGGTGGAGTTATTTTAAATGAAGGAAAACTAGTAACTATTGCTGATAGTTCTAGTCTAACTTTAAA